TGTATTTTTTTGTAGATTTGGTGGACGTTTGATTTTTTGTTGTTTTCTTCATTCTCTTTTTAGACGGTGTAAACAAGTCTGAAAGACCAAACGTTGTCTTATGATAGACCTTGTTGTATAGAGCTTTCTTAGGATTCTTTATCCACCCAACCCCTTTTTGTCCATATCCAGGAATAAGGGCTTTTTTAGTTTGTCTCTTCCATTTGCTGGTAGTTCTAGCTTTCAAGCTCTTTTTTAGACTCGGTGTTCTCATTCCTATTTTCATAACTTTCCTCTTTTTAATTTTCAACTGGCATGAAGTTTCCGACTATTTTTCCAATGATTCTCGGATCTTCTTCATATGGTGCGAATTTATCTTTATATTTGTTATTGATAGAGACGAGTCTAAGACCGTCTTTTTCTTTATAGACTTTCTTGATATAAGTTTGGCCATCCCAGTCAACCGCATAGACAGCGCCGTCATAGTCAAATCCTGTTTCTTTGATAAGAACGACCTCTCCATTCATGTACTTAGGTTCCATTGAGTCTCCAAAAACCCAAGAAGCAAAATCGTGGTCTAGGTCTTTGTCATAAAAAACAGTGTCATAGTTCCCATCGTTGAAGTATGAAAAGCCAGTACCAGCTGAAAGTTTTTCATATACCTTGTATTCAAATAAGTCTTCCTCTAATGAGATAACTTTGTTAGACTGCTCACGCAATTGGTTCTCTGTAAAATCCAAAACCTTTTGTTTTCTAGGAGCAGTAAGCTTTACAGCTTTTTCAGTTATTTTCTGAACAAGAGGAGAAGTAGGGATTTTTAGTTCTTGGACAGGAGTATCGTCTGACATAGGAACATTATATCCCATTAACCAAGCTTCGGAGACCCCCAATGTTTTAGATAATAAAACAAGTTTGTCTTGATCAGGAGAAGACTTTCCTGAAACATATTGTGACAAAGCACTCTTACCCATTTTGATACCAAGTTCCTTTTGAAGTGGTAAAGAACTATTCAAGATATCTACTTGTCTAAGATTTCTTTCAGACAGAATTTGTTTTAGTCGCAAAGATGTTGTAGTTTTCATATTTAACACTCCGTTCTCAATAGTAATTATATATCTATTTGAACAAAAGTTCAAGCTAAAAAATAAAAAGTTCAAAAAAAATGAACTTAAGTATTGACAAGGCAAAAAATAAGGAGTAGAATTATAATCACAAAAGTTCAAACAACTTGAACAAAAGATAGAAAGGAGAATAAATGAAATTTGATTATTCAAGATTGAATGGAAGAATTACTGAAATTTTTAATAGCCGGAAAAAATTCGCTAAAGCTATGAAACTTTCAGAACGAAGTATTTCACTTAAATTAAATAATCAGCGTTATTGGAAAAACAACGAAATTACAACAGCTTGTAATCTGTTACTTATTCCAGATAACCAAATAGGGGATTATTTTTTTAAACTTGAAGTTCAAGAAACTTGAACAAAATAAAACTAGAAAGGAATATTATGAACGAAATTTTTAATTTTCACGGGCAGGAAGTCCGTACTTTGACAATTGATGACGAGCCTTGGTTCGTTGGGAAGGATGTTGCGGATATCTTGGGATATACGAATTCAAGAAAAGCAATTTTTGACCATGTAGATGAAGATGATAAGACAGATGGGGTAACGATTCGTGACGCCATGGGTAGAAATCAAAATCCTATCATCATTAACGAATCTGGTCTCTACTCTCTTATCTTATCCAGCAAGTTACCTCAAGCTAAAGAGTTTAAGCGTTGGGTGACATCAGAGGTCTTGCCAGCGATTCGAAAACAAGGCGGATTTATTCGTGAGGACTTGGATGAGGATGCCTTCATTGCTCTATTTACTGGCCAAAAGAAATTGCGTGAGCAACAGGCGACCATGCTTGAAGATATAGACTATCTCAAGAGTGAACAACCGATTCATCCGAGCTATGCTCAATCACTACTGAAGAAGCGTAAGGCTCGTGTAGTAGCTTGCTTGGGTGGTATTGACAGTCCAGCTTATGCTGACAAAACCTTCGCTCAATCAGTATTCAGACAAGCTGAGATTGATTTCAAGGATCATTTTAATATCAGTCGCTATGACTTGCTACCGAAAAAATTCGCAGACGCAGCCCTGGCTTATTGGATGACTTGGGAGCCAAGCACCAATACCAAGATGAAAATCATGAAATTGAACTCATTTGACGAAGTGTAGGAGGGGAAGAAGATGGACAATGTTCTACTTTCACTATCTGAATGGATTAAGTCCATTATCAAGGACACAATCACAAGGCTAGTCGAAATAGAAAAAGATAGTGATCACTATCCAGAGTTGATGGATGTGAACACTACCTGCGAATTTCTAGGAATTAAGTATGCCACATTTTCAGATAATTATCGTTACTTAAAGGGATTTCCAAAGGAATTACCTGGTAAGAAATGGTCAAAAAGAGCCATCAAAGAATGGCTCTCTAATCAAATATAATAACTTTACTAAAAGGCTTCTGGACAAGGTCTTAGCAAAATTATTTGACTTTATTATAACACAAAAGAGGATAAAAAACATGAACAATTTACAAATTATCGCAGTATGCACAGTAGTGTTAGTAGTCTTGATTGAATCGCTGATGATGAATATCAAGCTTAAAATGGCCATGAGAGCGAAAAAGAAGATTCAATTTCAAGCGCCACAAATCGAAAAAGGGTTTATTGACTTTAAAACAGGTCGCCGTGTTGACATTGATCCCGTGACACGAAAAGAAACATTTGTGGATTAAAATGGAGGGGAGTAATGTCTGAAATCAAATGGATTAAGATTACGACTGACATTTTTGACGATGAAAAAATACGTCTTATTGATGCACTACCAAATCATGATGCCATTTTAGTTATATGGTTTAAAATCCTAGCTCTAGCTGGCAAACATAATCGCAACGGACTTTTGATGATGTCAGATAAGGTTCATTACACTGATGAAATGCTCGCTACAATTTTTCAAAGGCCTCTGAACACTGTCAGAATGGCCTTGGGAGTCTTTGAGCAATTTGGGATGATTGAGATTATTGACGGTGTCATTACTTTGCCAAATTGGGAAAAACATCAAAATATTGATGGCATGGAAAGAATCAAGGAACAAACACGGAATCGTGTAGCAAGACACCGAGAGAAGCAGAAAAATCTTGCTCTTGGTAACGTTACATGTAACGTTACAGTAACGGACGGTAACGCACTAGAAGAAGAAGGAGATGAGACTAAGAATAAGACTAGATTAGATGAAGATAAGAATATAACTACTACTAGTAGTGAAAATATCTTAGAACTTTTTCAGTCTGAGTTTCGTAGATTACTATCAGGTTTTGAGATTGAGGAAATCAATCATCTGTTAAAGGAAAATGATGCTGAGCTAGTTAAAGAAGCATTGAAAATAGCTATTAATTTAGGCAAGCCTAATATCAAGTACATTGGTGGTATTTTAAGAAATTGGCAACTGAACCAAGTGACGACAGTTGAACAAGTTCGACAATCAGAAAAACAACACAAGGAGAAAAAATCAGGACAGGAGGTAAAAGACGAATGGGGATTTTAGAAGTTATCAAGCAATTTGAAGATGAATTTTATCCGATTAGTGACGAAAAGAAATCTTTGCTTATAAAACAACCTCTTTCTACCGTTACTGCTTGCTTGTCAGATATGGCTAGCTGGAAAGCTTGTGGGGGTAAGGTATCATGGTAACTGATGCACTAGAGGAGATGGCCTTATCTTACCATAGAAATACTGAACAACAGGCTGAAATTTGCGAAAAGCATGGGATTCCCTTGATCAAAATCCTCCGGACAAATGACGTCCTTTGTCGCTTATGTGAATCGGAACGAATCCACGCAGAGAACCAATTGAAGGTGGATGAGCTGGCCGATGCGGAGCATGAGAGAGAGCGGAAGTTTTATCTTGAGAAATTCTCTCTCTATGATGATGTCCTGAAAAATGCTACTCTTGACAACTTCGACACACCGACTGAAAAAGAGGCTGAAAAGTTGAAATTTGCCCAAAAAATTTGTAGAGAGTGGGCAGGTGGAGCGAGAAATAATGTTGTTTTTCAAGGCGAAGCTGGAACGGGTAAAAGCCATCTTGCTTTTGCCATGATGAAAGCTTTATCAGAAGCTACAAAAGAAATTGCTATCTTTATCAATGTCACTGACTTACTGATGAAAATCAAGGCGGATTTTAGTCAAGAAGAGTTCCTGGTCAATAAAATTGCCAGTGCAAAGTTTTTGGTCTTGGATGATCTCGGCATGGAGAAGGACAGTGAGTGGTCCTTCAGTATTCTTTATAACATTCTCAATAAACGAGCTAATACGATTATCACGACTAATCTGACTGCACAAGAAATTCAGAAGAGGTATGGTCGGCCGTTTATGAGTCGGTTGATGAAGGGTGTAGACAATGATCATCTGATGGTATTTAATGACTTGAAAAATAAAAGGAAAGATTACTTTTAGAGAGGTGGAACACCTTGTTATTAAAACTTTACTTCGTCTACAACGGACACTGCAAGTTATTTCTTGGTGATTTCAACAATGTGGACGAACTTATCGAATGGATGAAAGACCATCAGTGGGCTTTCTCAGGTATTACAAGACCAAAATTCAAGAAGCACATCGGGAAAGACGATGTGAGGTTTGATTATGGTGCGATAGATTGCTATTACTTAGCGACAAAATCAACGTGCCGCGAACCACGTTAAAAGCGAGCTAGAATATGCGTCAGACTTGGACGAATGACGTATAAAGAATTTGCTAGCTCTTGTGTCTTTGAGCCATGAGGGGCAAGAGCTGGATTTTTACAGATTAGATAAACCATGGAATATAGCAAACAGACAGTCATTGAAGGATTGAAACGCACAATCGAGCAAAACGAAGAGAAAATAATCATAGAGAATGTATTTGATTTTGGCGGAAGAGAGGCTGATGACATCATGATACCCCGTATAGATCTGGCTTGCATAGATATAGAAGCCGGATTTGATGAGCTTTTGGCTTTATATAAAGAAGAAAGATATACAAGATACCCGGTGTATGAAGAAAGCAGCGATAACATTATAGG